TCTTGCCTCCTTCTTTTTGGTTTCTCATCTTCTTGCCTCCTTCTTTTTGGTTTCTCATCTTCTTGCCTCCTTCTTTTTGGTTTCTTTTTATTTCCATGATTACATTATACATTTTTTTTTATTAAATGTCAAGGGTTTTCTTAAAAAAAAGTAAAAATAAATTAAAAATACTTTGGAAATACCCATTTCAACGCCATAGAAAATCACAATTATTTTCATTTTTTTTTCTTGCTTTTATTGTTTTTTTGAATTTTTTTTAAATTTTGTCCTTTATTTACCATGTGCTATCTAGTATAATATAGATATGAAGAGGAAAAATGATATAAATAGATGGTGGAAAAACCGGGCAAAAAAGAACTCCCATATCACACCGGCTATATTCTATTCAGCGGACGAATTATGGAAAGCGTGCTGTCAATATTTTGAATGGGCAGAAAATAATCCATTATACGAGCAAAAGGTATGCCAATTTAGAGAAAATACATGGAGGGAGAATATACCGAAAGTTCGCGCGTTTACTCAATATGGATTGTGTACTTATCTCGGCATTGTCACCGAGACATGGGCAAATTGGCGTCATAATGATATGTTTAAATTTGTCTGCGCTATGGTAGACCAGATTATCTATACACAGAAATTTGAAAACGCTTCGGCTGATTTACTTAATGCTAATATAATCGCCCGTGATCTTGGTCTACGAGATGGAACGGAATTAACCGGATTGGGCGGTTCTCCGATAGAGGTAAAGAGTAAGAGTGACGTTAAGAAATTATCAGATGCGGAATTAAGAGAATTGGTGACATTGATAGATAAGGCAAAAAAATGACAGTTGCAAAATCATCCAAGATAGGTTTTATTCGTAAAAAACACTATGAAACGGATAGAATACAATGGCTCAGACAAAACGAAGAACATATACGGGCAGAGTACTGTCGTCGTAATTTTTTCTTTTTTTTACAGACATTCTGGGAAGAGATAAGTGAAGAAACTCCTATATGGAACTGGCATATAGAATATCTGTGTGATGAATTGCAGATACTTGCGGAGAGGGTGGCGCAAGGATTACCCAGACAATACGACCTTGTTATCAATATTCCACCAGGAACAACGAAATCAACTATATGCAGTATTATGTTTCCTGTATGGTGTTGGATTAATTGGTATTGGATGAAATTCATTACCACATCTTATTCTTCTTCCTTATCACTGGAGCATGCAGAAACAAGCAGAGATATCGTTCGTTCAATTACGTTTAANAACCTGTTCCCTGATATACGTATTAGATCAGATAAGGATACAAAGAGCAATTATAAGATTGTAAAGTATATTAATAAAAATAATACAAAACAAGGGGGAAATAGGTATTCAACCAGCGTAGGAGGGACTTTGACGGGGTTTCATGCGCATATTATTATCAACGATGACCCTATTAATCCTCTGAAGGCAGTATCGACGGTAGAACTTAATAATGCTAATCGGTTCCTCGACCAGACATTGTCGACAAGGAAAGTCGATAAGGCTGTTACCGCTACTATTATGATAATGCAGAGGTTACATCAGAATGATCCGACAGGACACGTATTGGATAAGAAGAAGAAAAATATTAAACATATATGTCTACCGGGCGAATTACATACCAATCCAAATATCTTACAGCCCCCCGAATTGGCGGAGCAATATACAGACAAACTATTAGACCCTATTCGTATGCCTTTGCATGTGCTGAAGGATATGGAATCAGATCTGGGACAATATGGATATGCGGGACAGGTAGGACAGAATCCTGTTCCTCCGGGTGGTGGAATGTTCAAAGTCGACAAATTACAGATTGTCGATGAACTACCTAATGGGAAAGAAATGATAGACCCGATCCGTTATTGGGATAAAGCAGGGACAGCTGACGGCGGAGCGTATACAGTAGGGCTATTATTAAGNAAATTTANAACCCAATATGATGAGAAATATGTGGTGGTAGATGTATGTCGTGGTCAATGGGCTACTAATGAAAGAGAATCGCGGATGAGGGAAGTAGCAGAGAACGACGGCATGCGAACACGGATTTATATAGAACAAGAACCCGGAAGCGGAGGGAAAGATTCCATATCTGCCAGTCTTGAAAATTTATCTGGGTTCAGAGCTTGGGCAGATTTGCCAAGAGGAAATAAGACATTTCGGGCTGANCCAGCAAGTGTCAGAGTAAATAGAGGACAGGTAGTCTTAATGCGAGGACCTTGGAATGCTGAATTTATTTCAGAACTGGCATATTTTCCATTCAGCACAAATAAGGATCAAGTAGACGCGTTCAGTGGCGCGATGGCAAAAGCTATGCAGAAGAAAAGAGCAAGGGTGCATTAATATGGAAATCCTAATTCTAAAGGGTGAGAATACTTTGAGACATAATTGGTGCGGGATAACTCAAGCGAGGCAGAGTGCCGGTCTCATACGCCGGTGGTTGCGGGTTCAACTCCCGCTCCCGCACCCAGAATAAAAAGAGGCATATAAAAAATGACAACGACAAAGCAATTACAATCAAGGCTACAGGTGTTACAGCAATTAGAGGGGACATTAATGTCAAGGATCTCCCATCTGAGTCAATTGGGCAGTCAATACGCAGGGAAAAGAGACCTGTACAAGGCTCTGGGGTATAAGACGACTCTGTCTTTCGCAGATTATTATGCTCAATATCGTAGACAGGACATAGCGAAGGCGATCATTGACCGTCCGGTAGAGACCACGTGGAAAGGAGACCTGTTAATCCGGGAGACCGACGATATGGATACCCCATTGGAGTTGGCTTGGAAGGAATTACAGGAGAGATTATCGTTGAAGAGTAGATTTTCGAGGTTAGATAAATTAGCAGGATTGGGACAATACGCTGTTCTGCTACTCGGATTAGACGATACAGCTAGTATATCTGATTTTGGTAATCCTGTGGTGTTACCCGGAAGAAAATTGTTATACGTTAAGCCGATATCACAAGATAATGCCGTGGTAAAAACTACTGTCTCCGACGCCCATGATGCCCGGTTCGGATTACCGGAGATATACGGAATAGTGTTGGCGACAGGAGCAGAGATCAATGTGCATCATACTCGCATTATCCATGTATCTGGTTCGTTATTGGAAGATGAGGTATATGGAGAACCCAGATTAGAAGCGGTCTTTAATCGTCTCATGGATTTGGAGAAGATCGTCGGTGGAAGCGCAGAGATGTTCTGGCGCGGAGCCCGACCGGGACATCAGGTGAATGTAGATATTGATGCTGATTTTTTACCGGAAGATAAAGAGAATTTGGAAACTCAAATAGACGAATATGAGCATAAAGTTCGACGGTTACTCATTTTACAGGGAATGGAATTAAAAGAATTGTCTACGCAAGTCAGCGATCCTGGAAATCATGTGCACGTCCAAATAGAGATGATAAGTGCCGAAACCGGTATTCCTAAGAGAATTTTAACAGGTAGTGAAAGAGGGGAATTAGCCAGTACAGAAGACAAGAATAGCTGGTTAGAAAAAATGCAGATGCGCAGAGAAGAGTTTGCTGAATCAGCTATCGTTAGAGCATTTGTAGATAGGTGCATAGAATATGGTGTTCTCCCTCCGCCGAGTAAAGCGGAGACGTATACGATAGTCTGGGAGGACTTATTTGCGCCGTCGGAAGAAGATAAAGCAGAGGTGGGAGAAATCCGGGCGAGAGCATTAAAAGAATATACAGCTAATCCAGTGGCACAAGATACACTTCCGCCAGAACAGTTTTTCAAATATTGTATGGGGTTGAAAGAGCAAGATGTAGAGATTATTATGCAGGCTATAGATGCGGAGATCGTAAAGGAGATAGACGACGAGAAGGGCGATGACATACACGACGAAGATGACATTGTGGAGGAAGTCCGTGACATATGACGACGTTCAAAGATATATTTTTACCTGTGAAAAATGCGGTAACAAGATGACCCTTGATATGTGCTATTATACGGGGTGGATATGTGGGAATTGTCTTTTCTATAATTCTGTCTCTTCGAGGGACGTAAATAAGCTGGTTCCTGCCCCGGAGGAAAAATGTTAACAGTTAACGAACGGAAAAAATATGATCCCAGTCATACGACAGTATTGCGGAATCAATTTGCCGGTGAAATGGGAAAAAGATTCAAAGCGCTCCGGGGGGATATTCGGCACGCGGTTGAGGTGGATGACTGTTTTGGATTAAAAAAACAATCTCCGCAAATCTATCGCCAGTCATTAAAGACATATGGGGTTGGACCAGGGAGACATGCTTTTGATTTTTCCCGGGACTCGCAGAAAGTCGATGCGTTTTTGGAGTGGGTCCACGAACGTGCGGAGTTGCGAATCTTAGAAACACCGCCCGGAACTCCAACCAGACAGGCAATAGAAAATTCCTGGACGAATAAATACGTGGACTCCGCATATCAGAGTGGTATCCGGAAAGGACGTGCGGAACTCCGGAAAGCAGGATACACGACAGCCCGGGGGGAACCAGTCCCCAAGTTAGATGACACAGGCGGTATTCGTGCAGCGCTGAACGAACCGATTCACGCAGATAGGATTGGGGTGTGTTATTCCCGTTGTTTTCGGGAGCTAAAAGGAATAACGGAACAGATGGACACTCAGCTCAGCCGGGTATTATCTCAAGGCTTGGCAGAAGGAAGGGGAACGCGCCATACAGCACGGTTGCTAAACAGGACCATAAGCGGACCATCTGGGGACTTGGGCATCACGGATTCATTGGGGCGGTATATCCCGGCAGAACGCCGGGCAAGAATGTTAGCGCGCACGGAAACAATACGGGCGCATAACCACGCAACGATTCAAGAATATCGGACCTGGAAAGCTCACGGGGTTACGGTGATGGCTGAAGTCAGGGTTGCCGGGGATGCCCGGATGTGTCCTGAATGTGAAGCATACGCAAATGAGGAATTATCCTTGGATGAGGCGGAACGCCTTTTTCCATTACACCCCAATTGCCGTTGCTCGTTCGTTCCTGCCCCCGTAAAAAAGAAAAAACCAAAGAAAGCAGTAGTCAAAAAAGCAGTGATTACAGATCCAGTAGCAAAGAGTTTCCGTGATCCAGCTATGGCAAAGGAATATGCGAAATATAAAGCGGAGTATAAGAAGTATTGGGATGGTTTTTCTGAAGAAGATTTGAAGACAATGAAGCATAGCTTTGATATTCCACCGGACAAACAATCAGTATATTATTTGCCTCCAAAGATGCATAAACAAAGAA